GCTAACCAGTGCAGCAGAGAGTGGTGACGAAGTTGTCGTTATTTCTTATGCTACGTTCCAAGCTGCGGATCACTATACGAAGGCTGAAGCAGATGCTGAGTTTGTCAATGACCCTAACTCTGTCATTTCTGTCAGTGGCTCCAACGTAGGCATTGGGACTAGTTCGCCCTCTGAGACACTTTCAACACTTGGTAATGTTAATATTGGTAACAACAGCTCAAGTAATCCTCTTAACTATCTTAGGTTTGGAGCAACTCAACATGGTGCGGCTGATATTAGACCTTCAGATGAAGGCGCTCATAAAGTAGGTTTAGATTTTTATACAGATGGAACTGGTGATGTCACAATTAACCCAACCTTTGCCATGCGCATCGACAGCAGCGGTCGGGTAGGCATTGGGACTAATTCTCCAGCAACACCTTTGGATGTAACAAAAGCTGGTGGTGGAAACTTTGTTGCTACATTCCAAAACACTACATCTGGAACGCCTTACGGAGTGCATATAAAAGATGCAGCTTCTGGCGCTAATGGGTATCCACTTCTTCAAGTAACTAATAGTGCAGGGACTTCTGCGTATCTTGTGGTTCATTCTGGCACGGGCAACGTAGGTATCGGCAGAACACCTTCTTATCCCATAGATGTAGATAGTGTTGGTATGACATCTGCGGGGCGATTTAACCGCTATACAGATGGCTCTCTGAGAACCTTGTTAATTTTTAGAAGTTCATCTAATGGGTCAGATGTTGGGGGGGTTTACATAAACAACAGTTCAACCTCCTACAACACCTCCTCAGACTACCGCCTGAAGACTGACGCACAGCCAATGACAGGTGCATCTGCCCGTGTCCAAGCGTTGAACCCTGTGAACTTTGAATGGATTGTAGACGGTACTCGTGTTGATGGCTTCCTTGCACATGAAGCACAGGCGATTGTTCCTGAAGCGGTCACAGGCACAAAGGACGCAATGCGCACACAGGACGTGTATGATGAAGACGGTAATGTTACTGGCACTGAGGAAGTCCCAGATTACCAAGGCATTGACCAATCTAAGCTGGTGCCACTGCTCACTGCTGCACTGCAAGAAGCACTAACAGAAATAGCTGACTTGAAGGCACGGGTCACAGCACTGGAGGCAGTATAATGTCAGGCTACATCGGCACACAGCCAGTCCCACAGGCCACCCAGACACGGGATAGCTTCACTTGTACAG